CCTTATGACTACCAAGCTTGCTTGTGAAAACGGTGTATTCATTCCTGAGCAGCGGATCAAGTCTGCAATTCAATATGCAGCAAATCAAAATAGGTATTGCCCGATCCGTACCTACTTAGATAAGTGTGCTGATACCGCTGAACCTCACCCTGACTGGGACAACATTGGTGAAATTTTCCTAGGCAACAAACACAACATCTCTACTACTGCAATGCAGCGAATGATGATTGGTGCTGTAGCTAGGGCATATGACCCAGGGTGCACCATGTCTTGGCTGCCAATCCTGGTAGGCCCTCAAGGTGCTGGTAAATCAATGTTCTCCAGAAGCCTTGTGCCTCCTGCGCTGTTCTCTGAGATCACAACACCTTTGGATACGCTCATGCGTGAGCAGTATCGACTGCACGTGGCATGGCTGCTAGAGCTACCGGAGATTGATAACTACTTCAATACAAGAAACATTGAGAACTTCAAAAATCTTGTTACTACACGAGTAGATGAAGTGCGTTATCCATACGCATCTCTACCTAGCAAACTACCTAGGCGCTTCGTATTTATTGGTACTACCAACCGAAATCAATTCTTGGTTGACAGCACAGGTAACCGTAGATTTGTTCCACTCGAACTTGGAGCTGGTTTCCAAATTCCATGGAAAGAGCTGTGCAATGTACGAGATAGTCTGTGGGCTGCTGCAGTAGCTGCATATCGCAATAATGAAGGCTATGAGTTTACAAGTGGTGAGATCGCTGCTATATATGAATACATCCAAGAGTTTGGTGATCCAGACCCTTGGTTAGATAAGATCGCATCCTATGTAGCTATCCGAGAGGAAGTAACTGCAGCAGATGTACTTACAAATGCTCTCGAATTAGATCCTCGTAATCAAGGTCGTAGAGAAGGCAGACGTGTAGCTGATGTTCTTCAATCTATGGGTTGGAGAAGACTAGTAACAAGTAGGAAAGATTCGGCAACGGGTAAGTCCAAGTCTGTACGTGTGTGGCAACGTCCTAAGAATGATCCTCTATTAGAAGATCACATTCTTAACGACTTCTAACTACACTTTAATTAAGTAAATACATATTTTTAAGTTAAATGAAATCCACAGATATCAAGATTGGCCAACGAGTATTTGTTGCGCCACATAATCGAATTGCATTGATCGTAGGCAAACCAGAGTATTACACACCGCGTGCACGCTTGGTGCGTATCAAGTTTGAAAATAGTACTAGGTTTGAATACAAACTCAATCATCAACTAGATCTACTGCCTGTCGAATATCAATACAAAGCACACGGTGGTAGTCATGTAAAACCTGATGGTGATTTTTAATGCCTGAGTCACAACCCAGTAAGAAAGTAGGTGGCCACACCTACGGTCGTAGAAACTTGAATATGTCTAACACCGCAGAAGAGGGAGCACTCTGTCTCTATAGCGGTCACTCGATAGGCAGGTTTAGCTCATCATCAATGCGCTATGACAGTCATCAAGCTTGTGTGCGCTGTGTAGCTGCTGCAAGAGAAGGACGTATCTCTTTTAATATCGATCGACTTCTCAAAAAAGAACGTAAACGTGCTCTAAAGTTTTGGTCAAAGGTTGATATCGGTCAACCTGATGACTGCTGGGAATGGCTTGGCTACAGGTGTAAAACCAATGGTATGCCTCAATTCCCATGGAGGCGGCCAGGTATTAGTACAAGTACACAGCATCACCCTCAACGTGTAGCAATGTGGTTTACATGGGGAGATCTTGGATACACTGGTGTTAAGTCAACCTGTGGAAACAAGTATTGCTGTAATCCCTTTCATCTAATACCCCAAAAGATTGGGGTTTTTGTTGACTGCGATTCTTATCTAGAAAGTTTTGAGCTTGCTTGTGAGCTACATACGCTTAAGCAGCAGATTGCTGAATACAACCTAGAAGAAGCAATGAAAGAACAAGAGAAGCTGATTACTCAACAAGAGCTTGAAGATCGATCAAATCTTTTGTTCGAACCTGACTCAAATTTCTCTGACAGATTCCAAGCTGTTGTAGAAGATATGCTGAGTGGTCGTCACCCAAGTCAATCTAATCAAAATCCTAATAGTCTTTTTAAAGATGACGAGGAAAATACCACAGAAAACTTTTAATTAATCTATCCTTAGTAAAGAGTCATAAGAATATGTCAAGACGAAGCGATCTTATTCAACAACTAATTTCATCAAAGAAATTTGGTCCTGAAAAGAAACAAGAGCAGGAGTTCCTTATGGCTACTGCAGAGTTAATTCTTTCTGACCTGATTAATATTGCGCTTAATGGTGTAGAAAAACGGGGAACTGGCTCTTTAGTCATCAACCTAATGAATGACTCTACGACGTTCATGTGGCCTGAATCCATTGAATTCGATTTAAAAACAGCTGAGCGAGAAGAAGACGAGGAAATCGTTGACTTCCTTCGCGATCTGCTCGAAGAAATTGAAAACAATGACTGGTCAACAAATGTATTAATAACATTAATTAGTGATGCTGGAACAAGAACATTTGCAGTCGAAGCAGGTCGGTGCCAAGAGGGCCTTAGAGCGCTCGCAGAAGAATTTATCGGATAAGCTTGCCGCCAAAGGATTAAAGCTTCCGTTATATCCGACACCTCAGATCATTGATAGAGCACGTGCCGTCATGGGCAGCATTGACTTTGATCCAACTTCAGATCCTGTTCAACAGGTTCTAGTTGATGCAACATCCGTACCGAGCATTGAAGTCAATCCTTTGCAAGAGCATTGGCATGGAAATGTTTGGGTTGCACCCAAAGGTGCTGTACGTGACTGCCGAATCTGGCTAAACAAAACACTGAGTGAATATCGCAATGGATATATTAATAGTTTTGTTTTATTCAGCAGTGCTTCAGAACTACTACGTGCTGCACCTGTTGTATGGGATTATCCAATCTGTATTCCGTTTAAACGAGTAAAGCAGTTACGTGCCACAGCTACTGGCTTTGAGCCTGTATCACCTTCTACTTGGAATCTAATTGTATATGGTCCTCCAATTAGTCAAGCACTAACTGACATTGACAAAGTCTCTCTGTTCTATGACAGCTTTAGAGATCTTGGTCGTGTTATCTACAGTGAATATGCAGGAGATGGTTGGATTAAAGATCTTGAGTACTACGAAGAAAACAAAGGTAGTATTTGATGTCAAAACATATTGCACCGGACTGCCTGTTAACTCTTCCTTCTAACGATCGGGTTCATCCCTCTCGTTTGATATTGAAAGATGGAACACTGATGTGGAAACATGCTCTCTTCTATGAAGATAGACTTACATGTATCCCAAAATCCGTTGCACATGAAAGGCACATAATAAAAACTGCTCAGCGCCTAGAGGAACTGAACAGTTGGATATCACAAGGATTAGAGCCTTGGAACTCTTTTACTATTAAAGGTTGGTATCAGCCTTTCAATCCTGAACTAAGTGAAGGTATATCTGTATGCTTTACACACAGTTCACATGATCTCGATTTTACATTTGAGAATTTATTGCCACACATCCAAGACCATGAGACACTTGAACTAAGAAAAGATTATCTATTCTTTCAACGCTGCTGACAACAAGGCCGCTTATCTGCGGCTTTAATAGTTTAGCGAATCAATCAACCTAGTGAGATACCACTGTGCTTTTTCAGCATCTTCTTTGCTATTTGATTTATGCCACATACGCAAGATATATTTGAGAACCTGCGCTTGCAAAAATCCTTGCTTACAGCTTGGAGCTTTATCAATTGCATCTTCAATTACTTCGATTGCTTCATGGCGTCCTGCCGTGTAATGAGCTGGGCTATTTACCATGTCAGTTGTGACAGGTTCTGTATATTCCCAAGTACTGAATTTGGTATTACTAAACCCAGAAATATAATCACCGTTGCTAAAAAAGCTATTCTTTTCGTTCATGAGTTTGTCTCGCGTATTGATTACTCCTTACTTAATATAGGAACTGGAATCATATATTGTGGATATGCCGAGCCCTAAAGGTGA